TATTATAGTCGATGGTTGTGTAACCTCCGGCTTGACGTACGGTTTATACTCTTGATGAGGGTCTTCTCCTAAGAATTGGGAAACCATTTCTGGGAGTTGTTCTTCAGGTGCCCAAGAATACCTAATAGTATGTTGGAATGGGATGAATTCCTGGAATTTCTGGTATTTCGGTCTCCATCCTACTGTGGCTACTGCTCTCTCCTTAACCTCAAGATTTTCCATAACAATTCTGAAAGAGGGTTGGATGTAATAAGGTTCGGGTTCAAATAACTTTTGGACCTTATCTCTTTGATGCATCCATGCTTCACCTATTTTAGGTATAGCAACCCTAATTAATGGGTAAGGAATGATTGCAGGGGGAACCTCTTCACAAATAGGTACACCAGCTCTAATCAGTTCCTCATAATACCAACGGAAACGATGGTATATATATGAGTAACTTCTGTGTCGAAAAACACGGTAGGAGTCTGGAAGATTTTCTAGCTCGGTACGCCAAGTTCGGCCCATTGTTAACCAATGGTTGCCTTGCTCGTACGGAAATAACACTTTTAAGTGTATATTTGGGAGCTGAACTAGTCCATCTTTGTCCCTTACGTAAATCTTTTCAGCATGAACCATTGCTCTTGTTGAGCGGTGACTTTTCTTTCGATTTACGATGAAAGAGACCGATTCTTGGTTTCCAATATGGAGATCGACTTCTTTGTCGTCTTTAAAGTCGGCGTTGTTGTCATCTCCTGTTAACCAGAATTGGACTCTTCTCTGAAGAGCATTCTCTGTGAGCCTTGTGCTAATAAATCCCATGATCATTAAAGTGGGAAAGGAAATTTTATAGCACATGTGAATACCGGTTTCTGTAATCATATGGGGTGACTTGAGAGCCCTTTGGTAGTTAGAACGGTAGAGTTCAAGAAAATTGGACACTACCGTTCTGTCTGAATAATCTTTCATATACCGGGCTGTACCATCATTGAGACGGATCCAACGTAAAGGAGGATGTCCTCGATCTGTACAGATCAAGAGCGGCTTCCCTTGCGTTTCCTCTATTTCGGTGATAACAGGTACATCTTTCTCAGTCTCCACGATATCAGCTCTAGGAAGAAAGAAATCAGTCTTAGTTTCCCAAAAGGAAAACCAACGACCGTTTACTCTCGCGTGGTAGTGCATGTCACCAAATTCACGTTCCTTAGCTATATGACATTCCCAGTCTGTACATGTTCTAAATTGTCTTAATTTTTCTTTTTCGTAGTATACATGTGTCTGGTAGTGTCTTTGAGGTATCCCCTTTTCGAAAATTTGTTTGGGGTCCCACAGAAACTCGGTTCTGTCCTTTGGAATAAATAACAGATGAGGTCCAATAACAATGTCAATGATACGGAATATCTTGTCTTTATCTAAGTCTTTTGCGACGAAGGTATGTAGGACGAGATGTTTCCAAATTGATCTACAAAGTTCAAAATCTAAGGCATCTGTAGCGCTTTTCATATCCCCTGAAAAGAGGATAGGATTTAAGTGTTTAAATGTCTTGATAGACGCCTTTGACATTGTTTCTGGAGAGATGATCTTAATCAGAGGATGTATAATACCACCTAGATAATGGGTTAACACTGAATATATCCCACTAGGGATATTTGGAATTCGGTGTTTGTTCCCGTTTTCTGGAATATCGATACAAAATAGCATGGGTAACATATCATTCCTCTGTATGTGATCTGCCT